AAAACACGCAACAAAATACGCTCTCGCTCAAAAGACGTTACGGTTATACAATGATGGAAGGAGAATCCACCATGAAATTCAGCATCAACGAAGCACCGTCCAATGTGATGGGAGATTTTGCAATGTGTCTGCTTAACGGCGTGACAGCAGGGCATATCCACCATCTTGGCACTGACAGCTACTCACAGCACATGGCTTTGGGTGACTTCTACGATGGCCTTGATGATTTGGCTGACAAATTCATTGAGGCATACCAAGGCAGATATTCCAAAATAATTTTCGCGGAAAAGGCACTTTTTCTAGGGGAAAATGGTTTGGCGCTTGTTCAGTATGTCTGTGACCAAATTGAAAGCTATCGCAAGATGCCCGGATTCCCACAGGACAGCGAACTGCAAAACATCGTGGATGAACTGCTCGATTTGGCAGATTCCACCAAATACAAGCTAAGATTTTTAAAATAATGCCACTCACTAAAAAACAATCAGGATGGTATTGGGGTTCGCAAGGGCCATTCGATACAAAAGCAAAAGCGTTGGCAGTTTCTCGGGCTGCTTACGCTTCTGGCTACAAAGCACAGAGCAAAGATGTGATTTCCTACAGGATTGACGAAAGTTCTTGGAAACGACCGTCAAATCTGGTAAAAAAGTTTGAGAGAGGTTAAAAGCGTTTTTTTGTTAGTTGCCGATTTTTGCAAAGAGAGAAATTTTGCCTAGCTAGTCTAGGCATTTTTTTTCTTCAAAATTTTTTTTCCGAAATGCGTAGTTGGCCTTTGGACTTTTCTGGCCCTTATTAAGCATTTGCTTATATAAGCGGGGCGGCATATAAGCGTTGACCTATATAAGAACATACGCATTGACGCATACACCCATAGAATCAAGCACTTAGCGCGGTTTCCTGAGGTTTCGGGTTAACTGCCGCCCGAAACCCGCCGCGCTGCCCTGCCTGCCCTCTACTGCCTGCGGCCTGCCGTTAAACCCTGCCGCCTGCCTGCCGTTTTCCCGGCCTGCCCTGCCTGCCTGCCGCTATGGCCTGCCGTTAGGCTTTGCCCTGCTAAGTTATGCGGCGCACTATGCGCGGTGTCTATGGCCCTTGCAATAGCATCGCCCACAAAAAAGCCCTAGGGCGTGACAATGGCGAACCAATGCAACCCCCTAGGGCGTGTCGCTTTCACGGGTAAGCGGGAACCGTTGACGCAAGAAAAAAGCCCTAGGATGTTTCAGGCCGTAACCCGAAACCCCCTAGGGCTTATCACTTTCGCGGCTTAGTGGGAACCGTTTTAAAGAATTCTTGAGTAACTCAAGGCTTCATTAAAGTATGCAATTATCAATTTGTAACATCGAATGAATTCATCAGGCGTTTCCGGCTTTTTGCACCCCCTCATATAAGCCCTTGAGGCGCTGCTATGGCCTTCCCTTAGTGAATACACGCTGATTGTCTTATCCCGTTCGATTTCATCAGGGAAAAACAAGACGGGGACAAGCTGCCCCCCTATGGTTTCGAGTTTTGCTTCAATTTTCATGAGGCCCCCAAAATGTCGCCTCAATTTCTAAGTCATAAGCAATTTTGAGCAAAATTATGTCGCTTGTTTTTTGCCACTTTTCACGGTGTAGCCGTGCAAGTTCTTGCAACCATGCGCGGCGGCTTTGTTCTTTTTTCATGCTTGCTTGCTTTCTTGATAATCTGCTGATGAATACCAATAATCACACCCCATAAGGTGCAAGACGTAAGCGCAAGCGACAAAGCGGCGCGGCGCAAAGCCTACAAAATAGTCACACTGATCCCATAAATACAATTTAATTTTTTTCATGCTTCCACCTCACCATAAGCACTTTCAATAGCGCGGCCTGAATGAGCGCAAAAAAGCGGCTCACCCTCCCAATGAATAAAAACATCAACGGGTGACCAGTCGCTGCCCGTTTCGCGCCTTATGAGGCGATAATTTTCCCGCGCTGCCCTTGCGTCTATAACCTCCCCGTCTTTCATAAGCAAAGCGCAGGGATAGCCGCCGGGCCACGCGAACCCGTTAGAACGGATGAAAGCCTGCAAAGTGTCTTTTTTCATCATGCCACCTCTACTATGTCTGTCTTGGAAAAATAAAATGTCCGCTTAAAGTGGACAAGCTGCGCGGTTCGCGTGGTCAACTTAAGACACACGTTACCGTTATGGATGAACAAAGCGCCCACGGTTAACTCAGAAAACGGTTTTTTCATGCTTCACCCCTTTGAACTTTATCAATAGCGGCAGCCCGTGAAGCTGCTCTTACATAAACGCAAAGCACTTGCTCAGGTGTCCAAGTCCACACTCCCCATATATTAGAGGGAGTACCCCAATAAGCCCCGCCTTTATCGTAGCCGTCACCGCCGCCTTGGTGTCTTGCGTGAAGGCGCTTCACGCCCTGCAAGTTTGCAGGGTTATCGCCACGCCTGCCCATAGGGGAACCATAACGGCTTGAAACTTCGGGAAAAGGGTTAAATTGTCTTTTCATGCTTGCACCTCAAAAGGGATAAAGTTATCAATAAAACCTTGTCTTGCGCCATACGGCAAAGAAAAAATGATCCCGAACTGTTTATTAACAGCCGCTCTAACCGCTATCGGCAAAGCCTCAAAATCAGGCTGATATTCTTTTGTGTAAACAATTCGGAGTTCTTTGCCTTCGGGTGTAATGACATATTGCAAGGCAGCAATTGAACCGTGTTTAATGGTGTATTTCATGCTTTCACCTGCGAAAATTCAAGCCCACGGCGAAAAGCATGGATAAGCTCATAAAGCTCACGGGCAGGCATATGCCCCCGGCTGAAAATATCAGAACAGCCGCCGTTTTCATTGACCATGCGGTGCAAGGCATAGCCGCCGTATGCGCCGGAAATGTGAAAGTTCCCCGGTTGAGCTTTCCAAGCGCCATGGCTACCCTCATAAGGTTCTGCGGGGCTACCCGTCATACGGTTAAGCATGGCGGCGCAAGAATCTAGGTTTTTTCGTGTGATTCGTGTCATTTCGTGTCTTTCGTGGGTTAGTAGGTAAGGATGTCAAAGTAAGCAAGGGCAAAGCCACAAAAGACAAGGCCCAAAGCTACTGCGAAAAGTACGTCTATCAGCTTTTCTTTCATGGTTAGGCTTTCAATGTGCGAGTGCTGCTAACTGTCTTAGCGATAGCGCAAAACGACTTCCAATAGTCTCTAGCTGCCTCCCTAGTATCGCATCGCACCTTGTCAAAGTAGCCGTTATCGCAGCGCACCCTAACCTCTATCATCCCGGATGGCATTTGCACATCCCAAGTTACATAACCTTTTTTGAACATCTTGATTTTCATGGTGTCGCTTTCGTTTTTGGGCTTGCACCGTGCTGCCCTGCCTTGAATTCTAGTGTTGTCCACAAAAAATTATGCTAGGGAAAACCCTATGTTTTGACAATAAAAACCCTAGGGGAAAAAAGTATTCATTCTGTAAAATGAGGTTATGCCCTCAACACCCCGCGCTCAATGTGACCAATACCAATGCAAAGCTTTAAGCGTTAAGGGTTCGCGCTACTGCGAGACACACACACAAAGCAAAGCACCCACGATAGAACGGCAGGCCTTTAACGCTAAATATAAAACGGCAGCATGGGAAAGCATACGGGCGCGGCAGCTATCGGCTAACCCGCTTTGCGCTGCCTGCCTTGTTGAAGGGCGCATAACGCAAGCGAACCATGTTGACCACGTTTTCCCGTGGGCAGCTATTGGCCCCCATGCGTTCACCCGTAACTTGTTTCAGTCGCTTTGTCCTGAGTGCCACGGGATCAAGTCAGGGTTAGAAAAACGCGGCGTTTTCAGGCATTACACCGACAAGGCCCACGATTACACCGAGCAAGACTATTCGTTCACCATGCTGCAAGCCTAACGCCTGCCCTGCCTGCCTGATTCGCACAATCAGCGCCTTGTTATTAGTACCCCCGTTTGCAATAAGCCATGCGGTAGGCCATGCGCCCTTCAAAATGTAATGCCCACGGGCTACCTTTGCGCGATTTTAAAACTAAAAATACCCACTTTGGCGCAGGAGCAGGCGCGGGGACGATTGCGTAGAAACACAAAGTCAGAGGGGGGTGTAAGGATGTGGTATGCGTGGTATATTTGGCATGAGAGGTAAATATGAAATCATTTTTGACGCAAAGCCGATTGAAAGAAGTTTTGGACTATTGCCCTGACACTGGGGTGTTCAAATGGAAAGTCGCAAATGGTCGAAGAATCCATGTTGGCGATGTTGCTGGCTCAACAAGGCGAAATGGCTACCTTGTGATTGGTGTTGATGGCAGAATTTACAGGGCGCATAGACTTGCTTGGTTTTATGTCAAAGGGCAATGGCCCGAGCATTACATTGACCACATCAATGGAGTTGTTGATGACAACCGACTTGCAAATTTGCGTGACGTAATTCATTCGGTAAATAGTGAAAATCAAAAGATTGCTCCAATTAGCAATAAATCTTGTGGTGTGCTTGGCGTGTCAAGAGAGAAAAATCACCGCAGATGGAGGGCTGTAATCACAACAGGTCGAAAGCAAATCCACATTGGATATTTTGATTCTGTTGAAGAAGCTCATAATGCTTATCTAGCAGCCAAAAGACAATTGCATTTAGGATGCACGATATAACAGGAGAACTTATGGCAAAAAAACCTCGTCACATTCTTGGCTATTTGAACGACCCGTCCACTTGGGATAGGGCTGCGTTTGAAACGGCTATTCGCGCAGAAGTTGAGGCATCAACAGGAACGCTCACAGCTTCTGATGAACTGTTGGTGGGCGCACTGGTCATAACTGTTGACAGTATGCTCACAGCCGAAATTAACATTCGTGAGCAGGGGCACACGTTTACTTATAACGCTGGTGAAGCAACTGGCCCTTGGTACAAGATTCGCACTGAGATGGCTGACAAGGCTGTCAAGATGCTTGCGGAACTTGGTTTGGTTGCCCGTGGTCGCCCGAAGCTGAAGGCAAAAGTGAGTGATGTAGATGAGCTATTCGCCACTGCTTAACCCTGCGTTTGAGTATGCGGTAGCGGTAACTAGGGGTGACATTCAGGCGTGTGAGGATGTCAAACTGGCTTGCCAACGGTTCTTGGATATGGTCGAACGTAAGGATGCGCCTTACGAGTTTGTCCCTGCCAAAGCTGAACACATCCTCAAATTCGTCAAATTCTGCCGCCATGTCAAAGGCCCGGATGCCGGGAAGCCAATTGAGCTTGAGCCGTTTCAGGTCATGTACTTGGCGGGTATCTACGGCTTCCGCGACAGAAAAGATCATTCGTATCGGTATGTCACTGATGTCATTTTGTTCGTGCCTCGCAAATCTGGCAAGACAACCATTGCGTCCATCATTGCGCTGTATGAGTTGCAGTTTGGTGATGCTGGTGCTGAAGTGTTTACTCTGGCTACTAACAGGGATCAGGCGAGTATTTGCTTTGATTCGTCCAAGGCTATTGTAGAGAACATGAAGCCTGAGTTGGGGGCTAAGTTCATTGCCTACCGCAGTGAACTGAAGAAAGCTGGCGACTCCACCTCTACCTACCGTGCGCTGTCACGGGAGAACCGTAAGACAGGTGACGGTAAGAACCCGTCTTGCGCCATGATTGACGAAGCTGCTCAGATTACTGAGAGACAGTCGATTGAGGTGCTTCATTCTGGTATGGGCGCTCGTAAGAACCCATTACGGATGTACCTGACGACTGCCAGCTTTACCAAGGAAACCAAGTTTCATGAGGACTTGTCTCACTTTCGTAACGTCTTGCGTGGCGCTGCTGCTGATAGCTTTCGCTGGTTTGGTTTACTTTATAGCATCGACCCCGGCGATAATTGGGCTGACCCTGCGGTATGGGGCAAAGCGAACCCGATGCTTGGCGTGTCTGTCACTACACAGCACATTCAGCAGATGGCTGAAGAAGCGTCTGCCAAGCCAGCAAGCCTAAACGAGTTTTTGTGTAAGCAGCTAAACATCTATGTGTCGGCTAACACTGCTTGGGTTGACCGCAGATATTGGGATGAGTCAATTGCACCTTTGCCTGATGACAAGCCAGAATCTACATTTGTTGCGTTTGACTTAGCTCACACACGGGACTTGAACGCTGTCTGTACTTTGCACAGGTACAGTGAAGAAAACTTCTATGCCAAGTTCC